AATTAAATACATACCAATCATACTTTTTATGATTGTTTTTATCCTTAAACCAAGGAGCTAAATTAGGTTGATCGTATGAATTTTGTTGCCAAAGAATGTTTGGTTTAGTTGGATGTAATGGTATTTTCTCCGGTACGGATGTAGTTATTTGTACTTGATCTAGTAATTTTTTATCTGCAAATTTCTCAAGTAATTCTACCTGTAATTCTGTTCCGCCCCTAGGGTTCATTTTTTATTCATTACTTTCTGAAATAAATCTAATCCTTTGCTAGATATGGTAATAGATACATCTTTTTGTAAATCTTCTATTGTGTTTTCTTTTAGAAAATCTTCCATTGTTTTATATGTCTTTCCAGTTTTTTTACTTTTTATAATTTCTTCTGTATTAGTTGTATTATCCATTTTCTCCTGTTCTACTTAACAAAGCATAAGAGATTTGTCCAGAGATTACATTTGATGTATTAGCTTGAAATAATAAATAATCTCCTTCTTCTAATACAAGAGCATTATGTACTGCATTATCATGTGAATTTGCTGGAACATTTGTGTGATAAAATTTATAAGTAGTTGAGGCAGATATATCATGAAAAGAATAATCTACTTTATGAGCACTATTGTCATCATTAGCAACAGATATTTCTTTTATAATAGCAACGGTAGAAGTGCTGATAGTTAAAACAGTTGTTGAAGCTGTTGTAGTTAAATCATACCCTTGATTTTTATAATTGATAGCCATTATTCTGTAGGTCCACTAAATATAAACCAATTAAATGCTTCCATCTCATCTTTTAAATCTTTTTGAAAAGAAAAGTTTAATTGATCTTTAATTGTATTAAGTGCTTCAAGTATTTGTCTTTGATTAGAAACATCATACTCTGGTGATGGTTCTGGTATATATGCAGTTATCTTTGCCATTATCTTCTTCCTCCTGCTTCAATATCTAATCTTAAAGTTCCGTATCTCCAAGATTGATCTATTGCATCATTTTCAATTTTTAAACTCACTTGTCTTCCTCTTACACGTGTATCTACTTTATCAGTAGATGATGTAATAGTAAAGGGACCGGTAATACTTGGTGGTGTTGTAGAAGGCGTTGAATCAGAGTTTGCCGGATAATCTCTAAAGAATAAAGTAACTATTGCATTTCCTTCTAAATTTTTAAAGTCTGGTATAAATCTTTTAACTCTCATTATTAATTGACCATCTCCACCTAATCCTTGTTCAGATATATCATAGTCTCCAGATCTAATAAAAGCAGCTATAGTTGTTTTATTGCCTGCTGAATCTACTTCATTAAATCCACTTTCTTGTTCCCAATATTTAGTAGATCCAGGTGTAGCCGTTACACCATTGATGATTGGAAATGTAGGTGCAACACCTACAATATATTGTGTGGCATAAGGTAAATCAAAAGTATCAGAGTCTTGATAAGTTGTTCTAGCTAAAGATCCGGTAACCCATGTATTTTCTAAATAGTTATATACAACGTTTCTATCTATTTGTGTTTGTCCTGCTTTTGGATAAAACCAACCTACTTCATTATATAATGAATTAGTAAATGCATAAACAATTTCACCAGCATTATAGTTAATTCCTAAATTGTCTTGACCAATATCTGTAAATACAAAGTCTTCTACAAGCGACGGTAATTGTTTTACTGTTCCATCATAGACAAAAAATCCACCAGAAGCACCCATCCAAAATACAGCACCCTGTGCAAATGCCATTGCATGTTGACCAATACATCCACAATTTGTTCCAACCTGTCTAACAGAAAATGTAAAAGGAGGCCCTACAAATTGAATAACGTATGCAGCCTGATCTGTTAATACAAAAATATAATCTTTACCCTGTATTGCTCCTCGAATCTCGTTACCCGTATCTAGTCTAAAAGTACCCGCAGTGTTTGTAACCGTTGGATTCCAAGTATTAATATCTTCTTGATTTGAAAATCTTATAAACATTGGATCTTGAGTAGAGGGTGTTCCAATAGTTGTTTCAGTACCGAGTGCAAATAAATGTCTATCTCTGTCTGATACAATTGTCATAATAGATGACGTTGGAGCGTTTGCAACAACTGTAGCTCTTGTTTGAAGAGCAGTTGATCCTACAGGACTCCAAGTAAATATTCCACCATTCTTGACTGTAGCAACAAGTATCTGGCCAAAGTTATCGAGCGACCAGGAGGCAGCGGCGAGTACTGTTGCAACTGTATTAGATTCTAAACCCCAATTAACCCAATTTGAAGCATTTGTTACAATAGCGTTATCTAAATGTGATGCTGCAGTTGTTCCATTAACACCTCTTACACAACCTGTAAAAGTAGTTCCAGTTAAACTTGTATAAGTAATTAATTCAGAATCAATATCTATTGTTCCAGTGGCTGGAAAACCTGTTGTTGAATCAACTGTAATTGTTGTGGCTGAATTATTTAATGATCCATTTAATTGATTTGTAATTGATGTTGGAATTGATCCACCCCAATAACCTGTTCCCCAACCATAAGCTGAAGTTTGAGTAGTAGGTCCTACAAAAATATAAGGAGTTGTAGTAATAGTTCCACCCGCTGTAACTCCTGTTCCAGTTTCTATAACAGGCATAGTAACTGTAAAAGTAGCTGATGTGGGAACGGATAAAACTTCAAAAGTATTAGTTGTAAAATCTGCTGATGTATAACTTGTTGTAGTAGGTCCTGGAGTTGTGACACTTGTAAATATAATGTAGTCTCCAACTTCTAATCCATGTGCTGTTTTATTAATGGTAACTGTTGCAGAGCCAGTTGTTGAAGTATAAGTGCAAGATGTAAGAGCAGTGCCAAGAGGTGTAATGTCATAAAAAGTACCCTCATAATAAATAACTAATAATTTTGAAGTTCCTATTGCTGCATATTTTTTACCATCTAATGCAGTCCAAGTGTGTTGATCGCGCGCAGGACCTGCTAGTGTTGAAGATAATAACTGTTCAAATCCACCTATTTTCTCTGGTTCTCCGTATCTAAATCTTACAAAATCACCATCAATCCATTGCCCTTCGGCTCCGGTTGCTGTTTGTTGTTTATTAAATCCAGGCTTAAATTGTATTTTCTGTAATGGCATAAGAAGTCTCTATACCACCAAATCTATTGATTTACACTATTTTAGTGAATGGTGGTAATCCTAACAGAGGTCTTTTATCATATAAATTGGAATCTGCAAACTGTCCATTTACATGATTATAATGTAAGAAAACTTGAGCACAAGTATTGCCTGTAAATTTTTCTCTCCAATGTTCTAATTCACATCCAGAATATACTAACATATCACCCGGTTCCAGATCCACTTTAATTCCTTTTGGAGCATCTGGTTTCATTATATTCTTATATTCATCAATTACATTATTACTTCCTGTTGTATCTAAATAGATGGCCCAAGGATCCCCACCTAGATTTAATGTTGTAGATATCTCACAAGATGGTCTATCTTTATGTCTTTTTAAAATAGAACCTTTTTCATAGATCCTTGCATAAGAATAAGTTGGTATTAAATTAAGACCTGTCTCTTTCACCATAATAGGCATAACTTTCATAAGTAATGTTTCCATTACAAAGTCAGCATAATGAGAATATACATTTGGAACCTGTTGATCTTTCCAAGTACCTAGCATCCCGTTTTCAGCTACTAGATTATTTGAATACATAAAGTGAACAGCATCTCGTTTAAGTAAAAAATAATTATATATAAAATTAGCAAGATCATAAGATACTGCTTTTTTAATCACTTGATATTTGTTCTGGGCGAAACTCATAGATTATTCTCCTTTAATAGATTATTTAATTCATTTATATTCTGACCATATACCTTTAACATATCTTTATCATAAATAAAGTCTGCTTTTTCAAAAGGATGATGTTTTAATGTAAGTACATTAATAACTTGCATAAATTTTGCCTCTTTTGCATCTAGTGGCTTATAACATAATGTAGCATCATACTGCTTACGCTGTAATTCTAAATATCTATTAGTTCCTGTTTGAATTACATTTTCATTAAATGGATGTAAAACAATTGGGCATAATAATCCTAATTCTTCCATTTGACCTTTTACTCTTTTAACAGATCTTTCTATTGGTTTGTGAGTTAAACTTAAATCTTTGAGTTGTTTCATTATAAGTCTATTTTTAAATAATTGATATTGTGGATGAGCTATTTTCACAGATCTATTTTAATCATATTATAGATGTTAAACCATTCATTTGCGTATTCTGTATTTTTGTAATCCTTAAAATAAGGTCCGCCTTCTGTAAAATGAATATTATGTACTTCTTTCTTATAAGGATATTCACCTACTAACCAATTCCATTCAAGAGGAATACTACCTATTAAATTTTCATCTAACCACTTAAATTGATGAAGTTCTAAACCTGATTTAGTATTAACATATTCGGGTGTAAGTGTTTTACATTTAGATGTATTCATCAACATTAAACTAGACCAATTCTTTTTTGCATATATCGTTTGATTATTACCTAAAAACTTATTTTTAGAACTAGGGGTGTAATCATGTTTACAAACTTGAACTGCATATTTTTCATTTCTTAAATTCAAAAGTTTTGTGATATCAGATAACATCACCATATCGGAATCCATAAATATGGCCCAGCCATTATAATTCATTAGGTGAGGAACTAGAAATCTACTAAATGAAAATTCAGTAGAAGCAAGTGGATCTTGTTTTCTTGTATAAATATTTTTTAAATTATTTAAATTAATTGGTGAAATTGTAATTGGAGTTGAGCTGTTTCTTAAAATACTCTCTGTTAATACATGATAAGCTATTTTAACTTTACTATCGTAACCTATAAATATAGGAATCACGCAAACATTCCCTTTTGTAAAAAATTAAAAGACACTGATATTCTAATATCATTAGATTGATTTGTATCTACACAATGATTTAACCATGAAGGAAACATAATAAGTCGTCCAGCAATTGGTTCAAAGTGAACTTCATTCCATAAATGTTTAGGAAGTTGTCCTTGTTTTCTTCTTGGTCTTGATATGTTGATACAAGGTTTTGGATCTTCTACTTTTAAATGTCCACTGTTAATAGGAGCTTTAACATAATAAACTCCAGACCATAATGAATTAGGATGGGTATGTGCTCTATTATAACCACCTGGAGGATTAATATTTGCCCACATGTTTCCAAGAAAAGGTTCATTGTCTAATGATTCATCTTTATAAATAAATTGCTGTGCTTGATATAATATATCTACTAACATTTTATATTCTGGTTTTTCATGCATATCAGTCGTTGAATGCCAACCATTCACATTAGTTTTTTGAACTCCTTTATCTTGTCTAGACCAATTAATAATATTTTGTTCTAATTGTGCATTAAATTCAGGAGTACCTACATCTTTAACGTAGATAGGTGTTGCAAAGTATAATTCTCTGTTCATCTAAATGAAGGACCTCCAAACCACATAACAAGTGATCTTCTGATTCCTCTAGTAATTGGAACAACTCTATGTCTAATAAATGATGCAAAGAAAATAGCTTGACCTTGTTTAGGTCTTGCAATTTTACCATCTGACATCAATTCAAGTCCGCCACCTTCAAATTCAGATTCATGTGATAATAAACATGTCATAGATATTTTTCTTACAGGTGGTTCTTTTGCACCATTAACATCTGAATCCATATGCCAGTCATAAAATCCACCTGCTGGATACTCTGTATATTGTGCTTGTTCGGTAATTTGTATTCCATCAAAACCAAAATGATTAGCATTGGTTCTTCTTATTTGATTATCAATAATTTTATACATTTCAGGAAGTTTATTAAATGGTATCCAACTAATATGTGAAGTTCTAACTTTTGTATCTATAGTTCCTCCTTCTTTTGAACCAACTTCTCCTAATTGCTGTGGTTCAGATTTTCCTGCATTTATAATCATTTGACATTGTTCTGGTGTAAACAATGGAGTTGTAGTTTCTACTATTAAACTTTTCCAACGCGGTTCCAAAATTATCATTATGCTCCTCTATTTATAATTGGGTTATAAAGTACATCACAATTTGCTGCTAATGTTCGTCTAGTGTCTTGAGTTCCATTAAATGGATAAACACAATGTCTCATATCATATGGAAATATATAAAAGTCTCTTAACTTCATAGGTGGTTGATAATCTACTTTTGCAAATTGACCAGAAGATGCTCCTAATATTTGTAATCGTCCATTTTGAGGTGTTTCAGATGCTGAATATTCTACACCATAAGTATTAGGTAATTTTAAAACCATAACAGAAGATAAACCTGTAAATATATTTCCTTGATGAATATGAACTGGATTATATTCATTAGCTTTCATTTCATTAATCCATATTGAATTAATATGTGTTTTATAATCTATAATTTTATTAAAATCTAAATAATGATGAAATGCAGTTCTAAACCAATCTAATACATTTTTTGGAAATAGATTATGTCTTTTCATTTTAGATTCATCATCTCCATCATAAAATAAAGAATGTTCATTTTTTATTTTACCAATCAACTGACCATTTGCAGGATTTAATTGATTAAACTTTTCTTCGTAGGTTTGATTAATACTTGTGAAAATATCTAAAGGAACTTCATATCGTAGGATAGATTGTCCTAAAAATATAAAATTAAAATTCATTGTCTTTCTCTATTTATTCTCTTTTCCGTATTGTATTTGTTCTTTATTATCGTATTTTAATTCCCCAGATTGCTTTACTCTTTCAATAGTTTGTAATTGACCCATTGCATTAAACACTTCTGGTTGAGAAGAACCTGGTGTTAATGATTTAACCTTATTTATATATACTTGATGATAAGACTCTAATTGATGTTGATTAACATCTTTTGTATTAAAGCTACCATCATCAAATTCTAATTTTAATTTAGACCACATATTGATTTCTCTCATTCTATCTTTTGCAACTAATTCCATATTAGCTTTAGAATAAATCTTTTCATCTAAATCTATTTTATAACACTCTAATTTATATTCATCTGTTTCAGTTTCTAACTTTTTAGTAAGCCATTTAATCTTTGCATCATTACGTCTATAATCAAAAGATAATGACATTAAATTTTCAAGAAATACATTTTGTTCTCTAACACATTGCCAATACTTTGCAGCTTTACTTGGATGTTTATTATCTTGTAATACGGATACTCTAGCTTCTGTCTCTGTTCTAAATATTTGTTTTTTAGTCCAAGTATCACGAAGTTCATCAACTAGACCTTTAAAGTTTTTAAGATCTGTTGGTTCAAGAAGATTATTAAGGTGTGTTTCTTCTTGTTGTATAAGCGACTTTATATCTCTCTTCTCTGTCATCTAAACTTATATATACTATTTTAAAGATATGTAAAGGTCTAGGAAGTAGTTAAAGTTATAGTTACATTACCACCTGTAAATTCTTCTGTGGCTGCTGTAACTGCTGGAGTTGAATCAAATCCACCAGACGCTAAACCAGATGCTTGTGTTCCTGCTCCTGCTAATTCTCTTCTTCCAGTAATTAAATTTCCATTTGTTATCCAAGAAGTTCCATTATATGACTCTGTTTGTTTTTGTGGACCTGCATCTCCACCAAAAGCTAAAGCAGAAGTTTGTAAACCTGCTCCTGCTAAACCTCCTCTACCTGTATTTAAATTTCCACCTGCTGTCCAAGATGTGCCATCATATTCTTCTGTTGCGTTTGTTAAAGGTGTATTACTTCCTCCAAAAACTGCAGCTGTAGTTTGAGTACCTGCTGCACCTGATTGATTTCTAGCCGTAGTTAAATTTCCACCTGCTGTCCAAGATGTGCCATCATATTCTTCTGTTAATGCTGATGTACTTGCTATATATCCACCAATAGCTAAACCAGTTGTTTGAGTACCAGTTCCTGTAGGAGATTGTCGTGCTGTCCCTAAATTTCCACCTGCTGTCCAACTTGTTCCATTATATTCTTCTGTTGCGTTTGAATCAGCACCTACCCAACCACCAGCAGCTAAAGCCGCTGTTTGAGTTCCAGCACCTGCTAAAAGACTTCTAGCTGTTCCTAAATTTCCACCTGCTGTCCAAGCAGTTCCGTTGTATTCTTCTGTGTTTGCTAATGCAGGTAATCCAGAAGGAAGATCTGTAGATCCACCAAAAGCTGCGGCTACTGTTTGTGTACCTGCTCCTGCTAAATAACCTCTTGCAGTTGCCATATTTCCACCCGTCGCCCAAGCACCTACACCCGCGTATCCTTTTAAAGAATTAGATGTAGTATTATACCACATCTGTCCTTCTGTTGGATTTGCTGGATCCGAGCTTACGATTAAAATATTTTGTCCTTGTATATTTGTATATGTTGCCATGTTTATGTTCCTGTTACTGTTCTAGCTACAACTGTTGGTCCACCTGTAAATTCTTCTGCTGTAGTAGGAAGAGCTTCAGCAGGAGTAGCACCTGCTATAGCTAAACCTGCAGTTTGTGTACCTGCTCCTGCTAACTGCCATCTTCCTGTATTTAAACTTCCAGCTGCTGTCCAAGAAGTTCCATCATATATTGCAGCTGTTGAAACTAAAGGATCTGGTCGTCCACCAAAAGCTAAAGCAGAAGTTTGTGTTCCTGCTGCTGCTAAAATATATCTTGCAGCTGGTAAATTACCTCCTGCTGTCCAACTTGTTCCATCGTATTCTTCTGAAGTTAAAACAATACCAGTAGGAGCACTCCCACCTATAGCTAAAGCAACAGTTTGTGTTCCACATCCACCTAATTGATTTTTTGCTACAGGTAAACTACCTCCTGCTGTCCAAGATGTTCCATTGTATTCTTCCGTAGCTGCGCTAGATGCACTTCCAGCTGGAATATTTCCTCCAAAACCTAAAGCAACAGTCTGTGTACCACAACCAGCTAATTCACTTCTTGTTGTACCCATATTTCCACCTGCTGTCCATGAAGTTCCGTCGTATTCTTGAGTTGCATTAGTGTAAGTTCCATCAGGTTCCACATTACCTCCAAATTTAACCGCAGAAGTTTGTGTTCCAGCTGCACCCATACCATAATTATTTACAGGTACCGATCCACCAGATGTCCAAGATGTTCCATCGTATTCTTCACATACAGTTGTATATCCATAAGTACCACCATTAGTATTTCCAGCAATAGCTAAACCAGCCGTTTGAGTACCAGCTCCAGCTAATTGTCTTCTTCCTGTGGCCATGTTCCCACCCGTCGCCCAAGCACCTTGTTGTGTAACTCCAACTTTTAAAAGATTAGAAGTAGAATTAAACCACACTTGTCCATTTTGAGGACTCGCTGGGTCTGATGCCAGATACTGGACTTTTTGTCCATATGTTCCGTAATAAGTAGCCATAAAATTTTACTCTAAAACTATATTTTCTGGTCTGCTGTTTAAAGAATTGTTTTTCTGATCTTCAGGTAAAGCATCATAAGCAGCTTGAGCTTTTGCAACTTCTGCATCAACTATCGCTTGCGCTTCTGCTTTTGTTTTGAAAGATCCAGCTACTTTAAATACCCAAAGATTTGCTTCTTTGTTATTCGCTGGTATTCTCCAAACATTACCTGGCAATCCAGAAATATCGAATCTAGAAGATTCACCTATTTCAATGAACCCCTTTCCCCAATTCTCCGCTGTACAGTATTTATATGCCATGTTTCCTCCTTAATTAATTAACTAAATGATATTGTCTTATTAACATTAACTGGTCCACCTGTAAATTCTTCTGTAAGTGTTCCATTAGAAGTTGCTGGTGATGGTGAACCTCCAAAAGCTAAAGCTGATGCTTGTGTACCTGCCCCTGCTAATCTGTTTCTTGCTGTAATCATAGAAGCTGCTTCCGCCCAACTTGTTCCATTATATAATTCTGTTGAATTTGCCCTACTTGTACTTGGGCCTGGTGATCCTCCAAAAGCTAAAGCTGAAGTTTGTAAACCTGTTCCTGCTAATCTACTTCTTGCTGTATTTAAATTTCCACCTGCTGTCCAACTTGTTCCATCATATTCTTCTGTTGCTGCTGTATTTGCCGGAGTTGAATCAACTCCACCAAAACCTAAAGCCGCTGTTTGTAAACCTGCTCCTGCTAATTGATCTCTTGCCGTTCCTAAATTTCCACCAGCTGTCCAAGCAGTTCCGTTGTATTCTTCTGTGGCTGCTGTATTTGCTGGAGTTGAATCAACTCCACCAAAACCTAAAGCCGCTGTTTGTAAACCTGCTCCTGCTAATTGTTGTCTAGCTGTTGTTAAATTTCCACCTGCTGTCCAACTTGTTCCATCATATTCTTCTATTGCTGCTGTAACTGCTGGAGTTGAATCTAAGCCTCCAAAAGCTAAAGCTGAAGTTTGAGTTCCACAACCTGCTAATCGTTGTCTACCTGTTCCTAAATTTCCACCTGCTGTCCAAGAAGTTCCGTC